TAAGTTCTATCATGTACTACACCTGTTGATGCAGTTTTACTTATAGTTTTAAATCCGTTCTCCGATCTTACGGGTCCCGAAAAAGTTGTGTTTGACATAATATTCCTCCTAGAATATTTAAATGTAGTCCCTAGGGGTTGTCGACTATACGCGTCTACATTTAAGTTTGTTTAAAATTTGTATAGTGGTGAATTTATATGTTATTTTTTGATTGAGTGCAAGGTATCCCTAGGAAAAAAATTGATTTTTGATAGCGCTTAAGTGGCTATCGAAACTTGAGCCTTGGATTCATCTACTTTATTACGGATAGTAGATTCTTCGAACTCTTTGGCAATAATCTCTTTAACAATTTCCTGAATTTTTTTATCGATAAGTCCCATATCCAAGGTGTACTTACCTTCCTTCAGGTGCTCCTGTTGCCAATTTAACTCCAAGGACCGTTTTGTAGTGTATAGGTCTTGTGTCATTTATAACCTCCTCATAGGTTATTCTTCGGGTATCTTTATACATTCCCGTTGATTCCCATTTTATACTCTTTTCTCCCAATTTGTCAAGGATAGAATCTTCAATGGATTGAGCATTATCCTCAGCTAAAACTTCAAATTTAGCATGATAATCGTATGCCCAGATATTTATGAGGAATTTTTTCATTTTCTCTTTCTATATTTAAAATGAGGCCGTTTTAAGGCGGCCTCATTAATTAGTTATTACGCACCTTCAACACCGAAGATACCTCTATAGTCGGATACTCCAAATGAGTATCTTTCTCTAGCTTTGTATCTAACGTTGCCAGTATCGAAATCACCTTCCATAGCAGTTTTTAAAGCTGCTCTTTGGAATAATTTCATACCGTTAGGCACATCAGTAATAATATACCAACTGTCTGTATCAGTTAAGAAATTGTTCACTCTATATCCTTGAGGAATCATTCCCATTGATGCAACAGCGTTGATATCATTGTCTGCTGTTCCAGTTCTGCCTTGAGATTTCATCAATCTTTCAGCGTTGAACTGATTAGCTGAAGGGATAATCATTTTCACCCCTCTAGCTGCCACTCTCAATCCACGTTCATCAGTCATTGCAGAGATGTCGATCAATGCTTGCTCTAATGAAGTTTCATTCAAGTCTGCTTGCGTTGTTAAAGTATTTTTAACCGCTGTTCCACTAACAGTTGTGTGGTTAGTTGAGAACAGAGAAACGCCGTCACCTGATTTAAAGGTTGCCACTGAGGACAGACCATTATTCAAAGGCGTTACAGCTTTTACTTGTTTCGCATTAGACATAGAACGCGCTAAAGCTTTTGTGTATCTAGAAGCAATTCTATCGTAGAGATTATCTTCGATAGCTTCTTCTGTGATTGCAAATGCTAAAGCAATTGTGTCGTGAGTGTAACGTGCAGTGTAAGTTTCCTGTGCTTCGTCAAAAGAAACACCTGATCCTTCCACTTTTACTTGTGCGTTAGCGAATCCAGATAACATTACTTCCTCTTCGAAAGCTCTGTCACTTGACTCGGTTGTATAAATTTCAGCGTGCTGATTTTCATACCGTTTGTACTCCAGGCCGAATAGTGCATTCAAACCTGGTTCTAGTTCTTTGACTAGCTGTGCTCTTGATATTGCCATAGTTTTATGCTCCTATTATGTTCCAGTTCCGACAAATTCGGACAAGTTTTGAACAACTTCTAGGGTACAAAAAGCTGCTGTAAGATCGTTATTTTCAGGATCTTCCGCACTTCTTAATAGTCTCCATGTGTGAGTTGTTGCATTAGTTGCGCCGATATCGAGCGTGTTTGTTGAGTTTCCTGTAGTCGTATCTCCACCGGTGTTTTGAGTACCGGAGAAAGTTTCCATAAATACCGCGTGAGCGCCAGCAATTGTCGATGCTACTTGCGCATCAGATGCAACTGTATATTTCTGGAAAGGATAATCATTAACAAACGCTTGAGTGTCTTCACTGTTTGCCGGAGTAATTGTTGCGTCGTACCAATGAGCCCATGTGGGTTTCAAAGTGGTAGCCGCATTATAATAGATACCTTGCAGTACACCTATTGTTGTAACAGTAGTTGCACTTTCACCAGTGATCATATATCCGCCTGTCGATTTCATCGCCATGCCGTGAAATAAATTCACTGAAGCTCCAGCATCTATCCAGTATTGAGAAAGACCTTGAGTCGCCGGTACATTACCTAACGTCCCAGCTGGTCTAAATCCCCATCCTGCGCTATTTCTATTAGCCATAGTTTACTCCTTATGTTTACAGTTTTACCTGTAAACGGTTAATTTAAATCGATGATAGGGAATAGTTAAAAAATTAACTTTTCTTTGTACCACCGAAGGTTACACGAGATTGCCTTTCAATATCGATCGGCATACTCTTATGCTCTTCCTTCATTAAATCGTGTTCTACCGCTTGATCCTGACCTTCAGCTTGACGCTTAAAGTATTCAGTTCTTTGCTTCGCGATTTCTTCGGGTACCCTTGCGAGCACAAGGCCACCAACCCCAATCACTCCCTTGTATTTTCCTTCAATGATTACAGGATAATCAGAATCTTTATATTCATCGGCTCTCACCAATTCATAACCGGATCTTAATCTTCCAGAGATATTTTTAGTGTCTTGAAACCCTAAACTCTCTGCCCGTATCCATCTGTGCCTGAATCCATCAGGTGCAGGGGGTGCATCTAGAGAAGATGGTGGAGTCCACACTTTTGGCCTTTCAGTTTCTTGCCGTGTTTGACTCGCACGTGAAGTTTTTGTGTCTTCTTTTTTCATATTATGCTCCTTCCGTGATTTGTTTTATTTGTTTCGCATATTCTTCGAGTGGCACACCTAATTTTTTAGCTATTGCTACCTGTGAAGATGTGAGTCTCACAGTATTGCGTCCAGGTCTTACGCTTCTTTGAGCTGAAGCAACCAACTGATTGGTTTTGGACGTTTGCTCTACATCACCACCTATAGCAAATTTATGCGGGAAGTCAACTTTTATTCTTTTATCAACTTCAGAATAATAATTGTCCGATTTAGGATCAAATCCTTCATTTACTAGATCCTTATGGATTTCAAAAGCAGTAAAAGTCATGGCTCTTTCTTTGCCAAACCATGTGTTTTTACTAGCCCATTCTTCCGCTTTAGGATCTGGATCAGGAAGTTCCTGTGGTGTTTGCTGTGGTAATCTTCCACCGTCTGAAAGTTGTACAGGTTTTTCCTCTACAACAGGTTCCGACTTTCTTTGCTCCAACTTAGCATTCTCAAATGCAAGTGAAGCGATTCTTTTATTGGCTTCTACTTGAGCTTCTGCATTTCCAGCTTCAATAGCACCTGCTAATTCTTTTTGAGCAGAGTCCATTCCTGTTTTTACATTTTTCTCAAGTCGGCCCCAATAATCAGTATCCATTTTTTTAAATCGAGACTGGTCTTCTTTTCTTTGATATTCTAAAGCTTGAGCATATTCAACAGCAGCGCCTTCTCTACGTTCTGCTTCTCTCATTTTTCTTGTGAGTTTAGAAATACGTGATTGAACGCCTCTACTATATTCTTCCAGCTTTGTATCTTCTTCTTTTTCCTCTTTTACTGGTTCTTCTTTTACTGGTTCTTCTTTTACTGGTTCTTCTTTTACTTCTTCCTTGGTTTCTACTATTTCTTCCGTTTTTTCCTCAGGAATGGCTACATCCACTTCAGGACCTGAAGTGTCTAGATCAACCTTTGGATCTTCTTTCTTTATCTTATTTTCTTCTGGCATAGTTTTCTCCTATGTTAAAATTTATGCAGGATGTCTTCTGGGTTCTTGACGGTCGCTAAAATTTCGTCTTCATTCAACAACCTAATTTCCCCACCTTCTATTTGTATGCGTGACCCTGCGTAACGCGCAAAAATTACCCAATCATCAACCTTGCACCACGGACCTTCCGGATATCTTTCTTTATCCTTATAACAATGGGGTCCCATCGCCAATACGTTGCCGCATTGTGATGCAACTTGTTGCCGGTCTAATGCTTCTTGTCCCACAAGAATTCCACCTTTAGTTTTTTCACCCATTCTGAATGGTAAAACTAAAATTCTCCAGCCTGTAGGTTTTGGTAATTTTTCTGTTTCTTCTTTATACTTTTCCGTCAAAGCATTCTTATGCTTTGGATTTTCCGTCTTTGATGTCGACGATTGTTCCGTCATTTTGCTCCTTCTCATTTAGCAGGTTAGAGAGTTCCTGTCGCACTGATTCCAGTGCATTAATTTGTCCAATAATATACTTATAAGTCTCCATATTGTCAACCCCTCCGGACGTTACCGAGATTGCCAATGCCTGTATTCTTTTTTCTAATGTTTTTTGTAATTTATAAATTACATTTTCTAGATTCATTAAATCAAGTCTTTATAATATTTCTCGTAACTTTCATTAGATACATATTCATCGCCTAATTTGCTTTTAATATGCGACCCAATATATTTTTCTTTTTTAGGAAATACAAAATTTACCTTTGTATCACCTTCTTTTTTATTTATTTTATTTTTTACTTTTACTTTTACTACCATGCTTCATACCAAATCTTCGGCCTGGAGCAGCTACACCCATTGGGCTAGCAGCTACAGTTGGTTGAATAGGTAATCCACCGCCTAATTGCTTGCCAACTCTTTTGCCACCTTTAAAACCAAGCGGTCTAACAGGCGCACCTACACCACCCAATGGTCTATTTAATCCACCACCAAATTGTTTA